CTAAATCCGGGTATGCCTTTTCAAAACGAAAACCCTGAGAATATTGAAGCTGGAATTGAGGGCCATCTTACAGTCAATCTAAAGGACGGTCGTCGTATTCCCTTGGGTGCGATTTTGTGCGGCGATACGATTGAATGTTTCGGCGGCTTTACAACTGTCTGCGGTGTTGTGGAGATGGTAGTGGACGATGACGCAATGTTATATAATGGCATGACTGCTGGAGTATGGGTTCATAATGGAGTTCAATGGGGCTCAGCAGAAAAAGTCCCTTGTAAATTAGCCACACCAATTAATTTAGGACAAAAGTTATATAATTTATTTACTGAATCGGGGAATTTTATTGTAGATGGATATCTAGTGCGGGATTTCTCAGAAGTTGGTCTGGCAGATTTATCTAAAACATATTCATTAGTTCAAAAAAATTTTAGTAAGGAATGATAGAGATGAAGCTAAATTTTGTATGGCTGATGACAATGCTTGGATTATTATTTTTTGCTAATGTTCTCATGGCCCTCGGTTATGTAAATCAGCAGGCATCTATGGAGGAGACATTCATTGAAAATTTCGTAAATCCCCCTCTATCCCCTGCGGCGTCTCTTGCGTCCGGCAATTATGTTGCGATTGGAACCTATGATAATTTAGTAAAGAAACCCGAGCATGGATTATCTGAGTGGCGTGGACCTGCTCCCAATGAACCTCTGACTGGCCCTGAGGTTGTTATTGACGATGATCACCTTTACATGTTTGCTAATAACCAAAGTAAGCCGGAATGCTGCCCGTCTTCATACACATCATCAACTGGATGTGTATGCACAACACCGGGTCAGCGCGACTTGCTAGGAAAGCGTGGTGGAAACAACACTATCGGTGCGGGTGAATAAGAAGATTTTTAAAACACAACTAATTTCCAGCAGTAAAACTGTTTGAAATTATATATTTTGATGGGGAGATTATACAGCCGATGCCCATTGCTGTTCATTTGAATCGGGAGCCACAAAAAAGGGTTCTTTTTCACCCTTCTTGACTTTTGGCGCGGGAGCATCGGGCTCTTCTAAGAAGACAGTTTGAACCGGTCCCAAGAAGCCATTATCTCCGCAAACGCGATAATGAATATGAGCCTCTAGACGTCCTTTCACGGGTACTGTATAATGCTGCGGCTTACGGACTTTAAGGGTCGCAGTATTATCATCGCCAACAACGGTCACACCCGCATTGTGAAAGCCCAGATATGCTTTCCTCCAGTCATTAATTTTTTCAAGATGTTCAGTATCAGGCTCGGCCGCCCAGAATAACACTTTACGACCTGCTCCCTGTATGACAACGCTTTTTGTATAATTCGCAGATTCCGGTGTCTGTTCTTTTAAGAGAGAGCACGGCATTACTGTTTCACCTAAAAAAGGAAGATATGTGGAGCGCTGAAACCCAAGATAAAGAGCACACACCGTAACTAGCAGACTTAATAAAATCTTGCCCGCTGTGGATTGTGGGCTCGTCATTCCTTTGATACTGACAACAAGCGTTGTCAGCACAACAACAATTGCCGCAAATAAATGTAACCATTTCATACTATTGCTGTCCCCCATATTCTATTCTGTAAAGAAGAAAAAACTTGAGGCAACATAAAATATATAAGACAAATAAGATAAATGATTGTCATATGGCTTTCTGGTTATGCGGGCGCCGGTAAAGATACAATGGCATCTATTCTCTGGAAGAAATATGATCTTCAACGCGTTGCTTTCGCGGATAGTTTGAAGGATTTTGTTGCTGTAAAATATGGTTTAGAACGCAGACTCTTTGATACTCCCGAAGGCAAGAATTCGCTAGATGCTACGACCGGAAAAACTATTCGTGAATTACTTATTGCGGATTCAGCAGAAGCAAAAAAAGAGAATATCAATATTTTCGCTTCTTATGTGCTAGACAAAATTAAGAATTCTAAGCAGCAAGGATTTGTAATCAGTGACTGGCGATACCCCCATGAATATGAGTATATTAAAAGTAATTTGCCAGAAGCCGAGCATATCTGTATTCGTATTACTCGTCCAGGTTTACAATCACTAGCAGATCCATCTGAACATGCTTTGGATACTTGGATGTTTCATAAGGAAATTATTAATAATTCGCTGAAACTTCTTGAAAAAGATATAGTAAATTTCTTGGCAACTTACAAATGAGTCTAACTAAAAACTTCTGTCATTGTGTCCGGAAAGTCCGGCAAACTATTAAATTACGTGGAGGGCAACCAAGAACAAGACAGGCCAAAGAATCTGCTGCGATTGCTATTTGTACAAAGTCTGTCTTACAAACTCGTGGCTTAACCATGCGCAAAGTGCGTTGTGGTCCGTCTGGTCCAAAGAAGCAGCGGCTTTTCACACAGAAAAAACACTGAATTTAATAGGGTATGCTTGAACTTCAAAAAACTGTAGGATTTATACATATAGTATTATCCTTTATTTTTTCTATTTATTTTCTTTGGGCTCCAGCACGATTTGACCTATATTATTTAGTGTATTTTCTTTTACTTAGTATTTTATGGAGCATTATGAAAAATGAGTGTGCTATTTCATATTTGTTCAAATATATAGGAGATCCTAATTATCAAATGGGTAATACCGCTGATGTTGAAGATTATAATGTAGTTCTTGGATCAACAGCAGGAAGCTTATTCTTAAATTATGTGCTTTTTATGTATATATTTAATTTAGTGTTTATTGCGTCCCGTTTTAAAGGTTGGCGTAATCAACTGGCTGTCCTACTAGCAATAGTATCTTATGGAATCTATATTTCAATGCTTCGTCTTTCAAAAAAAAAAGAACAAAAAGATATTCTTCAAACAAGTAATTTATTAATTAATTTAATTCTGCTAGGATATTTCTTATACAAGTGATTCACCACTATCCTCGCGTTGCCTATACTGGCGGCGGTTATAAAATAGACTAGTTATAATTGTTCCTAGACAACAAAGAATGACAAATACAACTACACCAACAGCAAGACCTATATCAACTGCTTGTTCACTATAAACCATTCCAAACCTATTTAATTTTCGGTTTTGTCGTTTAAGCCTAAGGATTTCCTATACTTTAGTAAGTAGAGTAGAATGGCAGCAAGCCGTCGTATATTAAAAGAAATTGATGATATAACTAAAGATCCGCCCGCAAATTGTACAGCGGGGCCAATAGATGAAAATATTTATCTTTGGGAAGGAATGATTTTTGGACCTGATGATTCGCCCTTTGTGGGTGGTGTTTTTAAACTTCGTATACAGTTTCCAGCAGATTATCCTTTTAAACCGCCTTCTGTAAATTTCACAACAAAGATTTTTCATCCAAATATTAATTCTGCTGGAATTATTTGCTTGGATATATTGAAAACTCAATGGTCGCCCGCTTTAACAATTAGTAAAGTTTTGCTTAGTATTCTTTCGCTTCTAACAGATCCAAATCCGAATGATCCATTAGTGCCTGATATAGCTGAACTTTATAAATCGGATAAAGGATTATATGAGGAAAAAGCACGTCAATGGACACAGCGTTTTGCCACTAATTAAAGATGTCTTTAGCATGATATAATAGATTATTAATTATGATAGGTTTATTTAATAATTTTCAGGGATTTATTGTAAATAACATTAAATGCGTGAATGATGGTGATATAACACAATTCTATGTGTGTAAGGAATTACTTGAGAAGAAAACTCCTCCTCAAAATGGAGTAACAAACAGTGTCTATGTTGATATTGGCGCATATGTAGGCGCATGGACATCCATGATATCTGCTCTAACAAATTCAACTGCGGAGATTTATGCTTATGAACCAGGAAAACAGCATTATAAACTACTAGAGGAGAACTGCTTGAAGCTACAGAATGTGCATCTAAATAATTATGGAATAGGTGAAACCGAAGCAGAGGTCCGACTTATTTATACTGGTGGCGGTGGTCATTTCCAAAGTCCTCTTGATGATTTAAATACATGTACAAATACTGAAATGATTCAAACAAAGCGATTCGCAATTCAGTCACCCATTCATATCATGAAAATTGATGTGGATGGTTATGAACATAAATTGCTACCCGCGCTTTATCCTTTTTTATATTTAATCCACAGCTTAATTTGCGAAATGGATGTCTATGACTATTCATCAAATCGCGAAGAATGTATTGCGATTGCTACACCTATTCTTGAAAAATTAATTTCACATTTTCCTTATACGTATGGTCTTTCACGCCGCGGTGCGCCATACTGTGTAGAAATAAAACAGGAAAATATTAAGGATTGGATTGAAGACCATTATGATAATCATTTGTCAACAGATTTGCTTTTTACGCATCATAAAATTGGGTCAATTACATGTGTTAAATATGTTAAAAATATGTGGTATGCTTAAAACATGGCAAAATAAATATTATTAATGGAAGAAGTTAGCAAAAATACACTCATACCGGAATCTCTTATAATGAGACGATGTGAATGTTTTTACTGCGGGGTTGAAGATACTGATGTTGTTCTTGTTGATTGGCGATTTGGCATAAAGGTTTGTGAAGTTCATAGGGCTAACGCAGAACGAGATTGTAAGGCATACCTACACAGACAGAATTTTGTACGTATTGAAGATGCTTTTAAAATTCCTTTACTAAAGAGGTTTCTTGATATTCTAGCGGCTCATCCGCTGCTAAGAGTTGAACGCACAAATGGAATAATTGAGGATGATTGGTCTTTGAGGATTGGTAGTTCCATGGAACCCGCATTCTTTTCTAAGGCAGAAAGATGGGGTGTACCTATGTATTGTAAACGGATAAACATGAATAAAACTGTTCCTATTATTAATTTCCTGCGGCCCGAAATTAAAGAGAAAATGAATCTACCGGATAACTGGCATGCCATCATTGAGGATGCGATAGATACTTTAGTAAACGGTATTTACACGGCAGAAGCAGAAGCATATGATTATGCTAGAAACCATGATGACTCTGAAAAAATTGTGGAAACAGAAGGTGTTGCCACAGTTATTTATGAAGGTCGCGAAGAACGGGTTTTTGTGGGACATTTGGGTTACCGCCCTCGTGAAGATGGCGTTGAGAAATCTGAAGAAGTTGGTGAACCATGAATCTAAAGGGAGCACGGCCCTTTGTTCCTACAGGGAACATGGCCCTTTGCTCTTATAAAGAGCATGGCAGCGGCCAAAGAAACGCCTCCGCCGGCAAATCTTTCTTATTAATCCTAAACTTTGTATCAAAGATAGGCTTGGTAATTTGTTCGCAGGGAATAGCATTTGTGCAGTTGTGACCAATAATTTTGTATAAATCAAAACCAGGAAAACGCTCAGTTCCATTCGCATTCTTTAAGACATTATAACCATCCTTCTGCTGGAGCCACATCCAAAGCATGTTAAATAGCGGTGACTTAGTTTCCATGACTTTTAAGCCAGGTTCTTCTGTTAGAACACGAGCAGGTTTTGCTTCATCGGGATTATCCTCAAAGAGTGAATCCATTAATGAACATGCTAGACGCACAAGATCAAACGAAGGATTAGGATCTACACGATTATGTTTCTGATTAAAATAAGGGGGGCAATTGTACTGACCCGCTGCGTCACCTTCCTCCTCAAATGCGTCACTAATGAAGAATCCACCACGTTTTCCAAGATGAAAGGCGGCACGATTAAAATCAATAATTTTGAAAATACGACCAAATGTGGGAACAGCATAAATACGAGGGCCACCTAGCGCATCCTTTAACTCATAGTATAAAGTCGGCTCTGAAGTCCATGACCACATAATATTATTCGTATGTAAATCATTATGAACAAAATGATACTCCTTTTGCGCGACTGCTAGAGCCGCAATAACTTGGAATAACCATGCCGTCCATCGTTGCTCCTTTGTGTCTTCCAAATCCTCATCCTCTTCATCTAAGAGAACATCCATTGTTCCATCACAGCATTCTAGCACAGTTGCCATGACGGGAAAGTTCTTGAAGATTGCGATAATAGGGGGGCCACATGATGATTCGCTAAATGTGTGACTTTCCTCATCATCCGCCGCATTCCCGTCATCCTCTTCTGTATCAGGGGGCAGAGACGTAGGAACCTGTCTGAGATTGAGCCGAGGAACACTAACTGGTATCGGAGCCTCATCGCTTTCCAGTAGCTCAATCTCATCGCCAATTTCTTCTTCAGACTTTGTTGTAACTTCTGTATCAACACTATTGCGCTGTCCTCTATCGGTCGTATCCGCATCCAAATCTTCGCATGAAGCAACATCGTTAAAATCAACAGATGTGTCACTTACAATTGATCTCCGAGGACGCCGCTCGTAATCCTGGGGCCTAAAGGAAGATGCTTCACCCATTTCATCAATGATGCGGAGTTCAAAGAGACCAGCTGCTAGATTCTCGGCGAACCATGACTCATGCTTGATATCCTCGTAGTCCTCTGACAAATTAAATGTATAGCGGTCAAGACGCCCACAGAAGTTTCCATAGCAGCGGACCCAGTGGGGTGATAATTTCTGTTCAACTAGATGACTAGCACAGACTGCGAAAAGCGAATCTAGATAGGCTTCATTGTTAGGGTCATTTATCTTTGCTAGAGTATGTTGCCAGGCTGCCAAATAAGAAGGAAGAGCACCATCATTCGGTAAGACATATTCGCCACTCATATACGAGATAGGATTTAGGATATGAGCACGCTTCATGAAAAGATTTACAGGTCTTAGGGCTAGAGTATCAATAGGACCCACCATTCCCTGAAAACGATAAGGATCTGTGAAACCCGAAATGTCTTGAATCCACTCAGCAGTATTGAGCAGAAATCCCTCCGATTTACCCGGCACAAGATTTGTAAAGATTTTTTCTAAGGATGAAAAATACGTTTGGGGTTTCGTGAAATGGGGTTGGAGATATTCTACGACTTTTTGCGGAATAGGTTTAGATGTATATAAAATTTCAAGCCCCGGACTTGATTTAGGTTCATCGCAGAATGATTTTGTTAATTTATTGGCCTTGTGAATTGCCTTTTGTTTGTTATGCTTACCCATTACTTTTTTCAGAGGAAAGGGCTTTGCTACAAAACCGCAGCCCCTGCGTCAAAAAAATTGATACATTTTACCTGCGGTCCGCTTCCTACAGAAATAATATTCATCACCAAAAGAATGAGTACACCACAAGCACCACCAACAGGTAATAATAAATTGCTGAATCTTCGTTTGAAGAAGTTTGACATGTCGCGTATCAAGGCTCGGCACGTGGTTGTGATGATTGGAAAACGTGAAACCGGTAAATCGTATCTTGTAAAAGATTTGCTCTGGCACAACCAGGATGTTCCAGTGGGGACGGTAATCTCAGGTACAGAAGGCGCTAATCAGTTTTATAGTAAAGTTATTCCTTCACTGTTCATCCACGAAGAGTATTCCCCGTTAATCATCGCTAATATGCTAAAGAGACAGAAGCTTCTAGCAAATAAGATCTCCAAGGATATTGAGGCGCGTGGTACAACAAGTGTGGACCCGCGGACATTTTTAATTTTGGACGACTGCTTGTTTGATGCTTCATGGACTCGTGATAAGAATATTCGTTATTTGTTCATGAACGGTCGTCACGTTCACGCCCTGTTTATTATCACAATGCAGTATGCGCTCGGTGTTCCGCCTGCCTTGCGTACCAACGTGGATTTTGTATTCATTCTGCGTGAGACCATTGTTTCCAACAGAAAGCGTCTTTATGAGCAATATGCTGGAATGTTCCCGGATTTTGAGTCTTTCTGCCAGGTAATGGACCAATGTACTGAGAATTATGAATGTTTGGTGATTGATAACAACGCAAAGAGCAATAAACTGGTGGACCAGGTTTACTGGTACAAGGCACCGCCACATTCGGATTTTAAGATTGGGTCACCGGAGATTTGGGCACATTCTGCGGCCAATTCTAAGAACGATGAGGATCAAGCAGAGGACTTTGATGGACGTTTCGGTGTAGGCGGCAAGAAGGCTAAGTCGGCATTGATTCAGGTGCGGAAGTTTTAGTTGGCGTAGCATCATTGAATTGGCTGCGTGTATGTAAATAGGCTGATGTGTATCCTTCGGAAAAACTAATTGACACGATATTGTAGATTTTACTTGCTATCAAGACAGTTCCTGTAGCAAATAAGATTGGGCCCTTATCATTGGCATATTCCGTGCCAATAACGTAGCCGCTTAGAATTGTATTTACAGCAAAAATAAAAATAGTTGCGATAACTGCTCGTTGGTAAAGTTTATCAAATGACTGAATTTTATTTTTCTTTTCATCATCAAGACTTTCAAACGCGGATTTAACAGTAATTGCATCGGATGGCTTTTCAGGATTCATACGAAGATATGTGGAAAGTTTATATTCACGCTGAATTTCTATTGCGTAAAGTACTATAAAGATAACTAATGCTGTAAGATTCACTCCACAATTCACTTTATAAAGTGTGCTTCCATTCATAAAATTCTGCTGGGGAAGACAGGCTCTATCGCCGCAGACACCAGGAACAAAAATAACAAGCAGAGTTCCATTAAATACACGATATGCTTCCAGCAGAATAGTTATTGGTGTGATTGCTTTTACGGCAAAGTCCCTCAGCATTCTACTCTTTACGAAGTAGTTGAGCCAAATCCACCCGCACCCCGATTATCCCGCGGCGGCGGTAGATCATTCAGTGAATCAACAAGAACCACCTTTACAAAGGGAACATAGTCCTGCGAACAAAGCTGAAAGAAGAGGCCACCCTCCGGCAGAACAAAGTCAAAGTCGCTGTGATTATCTACGCATACCAGCAGTTCACCGCGATATCCCTCGTCAATGAGGCCTACTGAGTTAGCTAGACGGAGAGGCGTCTTAGAACCTGTTGACGAACGGGGGAGGATGAGGAAAGGGCTAGCACCGCTCGTTGCTGACTTGACAGCACCATAAATCTGGCTGCTCAACTTGAACGCCTTGCCCTTCGTAGGCGGAATTTCTGCATAAAGCAGTGGCAGATTCACGCCTGAATCCGTCGGCCGATAGGCATTAACAACCTGCTCAAGAACAAGACGCTGCTGGGGATTCTCCGTGAAAAGATACAGAGTACGGTAGGACATTTTGAAGTCAATTTCTTGTAGAAAAGGGCTTCAAATTTTTACTTTAGTAATAATTACTACACATTCAGTGTAACCTTCGCCGCAGCCAACTCCTTCTTACGAGCAATCGCCAAATCGGCTTCACCACCGCCACCGAACATATCCGTTGGCAAGGCATTCTCCTCCTTTGAGCCCGGTCCGAACTTGGGAACCGCCACCTTATTGCCAGCCATGCGTTCACGCTTCTGCTCCTCATACAGAGCCTCCTTTTGTGACTCATTCTGCTTATAGTTCTTCATGAGCGTGTTCAACTGGTCCTCAGCATACTCCTGATCGGCAACATCACCCGGCTCAGGATCCCACGGTAGCCAGAAGCCCATCTGACCCACATAGACGTTGAAGAACGGGTCCAGCTTCTGGAGCGTCTTGGCCCGCGCACCCGCCTCCGCCGCCGTATCGTATACACCACGCACCTTGAGGCCACGGATACTGGTACGGAACTCGTTCTTGGTGAAGAACTCCTCCTCTAACTTCTTCCGATTCTTGAACATAAAGTTCTCATACGCCTCCTGGATCTTCGTTTCCTTGAAATCGCGCATGTTCTTCTTCACATACTGAGCAAGATCATCCGCCGCATCTTTGGATAAAGAAGCACGAACATCCTGCATCGTCTTGAGAGAATCATCTTTCCACTTCTTGACATCAGGCTTAGCATCAGCCACAGCGCCACTGACATCGGTGGGTACATCTAGCCCAGCATTTGCCACTAAATCCTCCACCTTGGCAATCGCCTTAGTCACCTGCAGGACCTGCTCCATCAGAAACTTCTCTGATGCTGAAACTTTGTACTCTACTTCGTAATTTTCCAAAAACCGGCTGTAGAAGAAAACCTCCTTATTCGCCAACACCTTCTCTGGAGACAAAAAACTGAGGCACACATACTTCTGTCCCGGAATCTCCTTGTCCTGCTCTAGCCATGTTTGCTCACTGTCACTCATCCTGGATAGACTAGACAAACAATCTTTAAAACCGGAACGCAGCCGCCGAAAAAAAATGTCAGACCAGGATATAGCAAATGGACGGTTTCTCTGTGGCTGATGTAATCCAGCGTGTAACTAAGTACCTCCTTGAGGGCCTCGCCGTCGCAGTTGCGATGGTTCTTGTAATGAAGAAGAAGTCTCCTGACTATGAGGAGGTTCTCTCTGTCGCCGTCGTCGCGGCGGTTGTTTTCGGCATCCTGGACACCCTTGCTCCTTCAGTCGGTGGCTCAGCTCGGGCCGGTGCGGGCTTCGGTCTCGGCGCCAACATGGTCGGCTTCCCGCGCATGGGTTAGACCACAACTAATTCATAATTAGTAATCGTTTGTGATATTTGTGATACAATATAACATTGTTTTATCCTAACACATATAGCACCAGTGTTAGTAGAAATTATTACAAATCCAAATTTTTCTGAATAACTTGATGTCACATCAAATTATTTAGAAAACAAAAAAAGCCAGATCATCTACGGATATCCTCTTGACCGTAGAATTGCTTCCTGAGATCGTACTCCATTATCCGGATTCCATCTATGAAACATAGCACGACCCTCATCATTAATTGTTCCTTCACCGACAGCATGACCTGGTGGTGCGCCTGAAATCCACCGATGAGGAATTGTATATTGATTCATCAAAATATTTGATTTTGTCACATTTCCAGAAGCATTTACAACTTCAATCTCTACATGAGGCGGAACATAGATACTTCCGAGTCCTGAATAATATGCTCCCGGTGGTTCATCTAATACTATACGATAGTCACCCAGTTGTGTTGTGATGCTACCACTTTTACTGCGAACATCATAGGCCTGCTCTTGATTCGGATGGGGAAAACCTGAACCACTAAAACTGTGACCGCGTGTTGCGGGTGCGGCGGCTCTCCATTTAATTGTTGCTGCGCCGCCTATATTTCCGTTGACAACTATTTTGCCATTCTCAACTGAAACGTTTGCATTCATTGTCTCTAGCAAAGGCTAGTATTTTATTACTTATAAATCTCCACCAGGTGTGCCGCGCGGTCCAGAATACGGATAGGCGCGCGCAATACTAACAGCCTTAGGAGCCAGCGGCTGCCAGAACATTTCAGGATCGCCCGCCGCGCAGGAATTAATCTCCTGTGATGCGATAATGGGAAACGTGTGGGGAAGAGGCGCAGTATTTCCATATGCTAGAGCCTGTGAATCTGATGCCTCAGAAGCCAATGAAGGCCGGAAAATGCGACCCGTGCCAATTCCAGCATAGTGTCCTTCAACCGTGTGGCATCCATCATATGTACAAACACGCTTATATAGTTCAGGGACCATAGTATCTACGCATTTATTCGCACCCATCTTCGTATTTAGGATTTGATTAGCACCGCGCATGAATGATTCTGCGTCCGCAATAGTTCGCTGCCGAGCATCATGCTGACCCCAGACTCCAGCGGCTTTTACGGGATACGATTCGCAACGAGGGCGGTAGTCAGTGTAAGAACGACCATCGGCCATTCTGGCGGGTGCGCCTTTTACTCGGGGATAACTTGTAGTAAAACAACTCATTCGGCTTCCTCTAACCTACGAACAACATTTTGTGTGGCGGAAGAAGCTGAAGAGCGTAGAACTTCCAGCAGTTCAGACTTCTTCATTGACTTCGTTACACGTAAGCCTCTCTCAGTAGCCAGTTCGCGCAGCTGCTTAGTAGGCATACTTTCCAATAGAGAACCAGCAGCGGGGGCCTCACCCACATTACCCACGAACAACTTCTTAAACTGTGATTCCTCTGTTGGCTTAGCCTTGTTCCATCCATTGAGAATTTCGTCTTCATTTAAGTCCAAAACACCTCCAGGGCGGAGATTGTCCTCTTCATCATCGGCGGCTGAAGGGAGTTCCATATCAAAATCCCTCATAGTGTGCTCAACCTCTCCCACAACTGATTCAGGCGGCTCAACATAGCGCTGGATTCCAATTGTCTTCTCTGTCTCAGCCTCTGTTTCCTTTTGTTCACCCTCTTCCGTTTCCGTCTGATGATAGTCTGCCATATCAATTTCAGGGGGTGAATTGCGCAAATGAACCTTATGCGCATCTTCATCTGTTACCTTGCGTTCTTGGATAGCAAAACGGAGTTCATACAGAACATTTTCCAGAACACCGAGCTTTCTCTGCTGGGCCTCAATGTTAGAATAGAGCCAATACGCAACTCCTCCCAAAATTAAAAGAAAGCTTGCCGTCAGCAGCAGCAAATCTTGAGTACCACCGGTCATTCTTTTTTAGGAGGGATAAGTTTTATCGGATAAAAGACCGCGTTCTTTCAGGATTTCACGAACACTGCTCAAGGAGTTAATTCCCTTCCGCATTTTATACGTATAATTGAGTTGGTCTGGATTTTCACGATGAGGGGATGCTTGTAGACAGAGGGCTTGACACTGCTTACCTTTCTCGTAAGATTCAGGTAATTTAGTATAATGCGTGGAAATCAGGGAGGCATGCCCAGATGCGGTGTACACTTTATCTAGAAAAATACGACTGGCTTCTTCGCCATCTATCGCATTGGTTGAATGGAAAATCTCGTCCATCACGAGCAGTGCCTTGCCTCTTTCTTTCGCAGGATCTAAGTTCTCCAGTATTTCCTTTGCAAATTCAATTTCTGCTTCAAAAAGGGATAGCCGACCGAGTGTATCCGATGGTGATAGAGCAGTGTGAATCTGATGGAAAGGGGTAATTTTCATACGACGAGCAAAGCAGAATCCTAGGCTTTGAGCCGTAATTACATTTGCTAGAATGGCTTTGAGACTGGTGGATTTGCCGCCGCGATTAGGACCAGTTACAAGAGCATGAGTTGTTTTATCAGCACAGAGGTCAATTGTATTTACAACTGTTTTTTCCTTTCCAAGATGAGGATGATAGAAGTTTTCTAAATATAGACGTGTCTCCAGGCCTGTTACATAGGTGGGAAACCCAATGCGTGGAAGAGTAGAACATGTGATCATTACATCCAAGATGCCTATGTTTTTTGTTAAGCCCAATAGTACATGGGGCTTATTCCATGTATAACCAAAAATACCAAGTGTGTTTTCATCTTCTGGTAAATCCTCGTTATCCGGCAGATCCATATATTTTTCTATAACTGTTCCAACCATTCCGGATAACTCTTTCCAAATACTTTGGAGTTCCCATATATGACCGCCCCTTTTCCGCATATCCTGTGTGATTGTATGAAGATGCTGGGAAAGTGTGACTTGTTGCCAGATGCTAGAGCCGAACATAAAGATGGAGAGCCCCCATTGTAACCATCGTTGAGCAACTTGACTGATTGTTCCTCCTGTAGATACCCATGGTGGAACTAGCATACCAGATATCATATTTCCTTGACCTCCCTGTTGTTTCAAAATATGCTGTAAGAGTTCCCAGTATTCCGGCACACTTAAATCCGCATGAGTTGTCATACGGATGATAACATATGGAAGAACGACAATTATAAGGGGGATTAAGATACTAACTGCTGGAAGCAACCAGACTTTCCATAGATTAGCAGCCTCTAGCCACATAGGACTTTCGTTAAGAAAGGAGGCAAATGAATCTTTTTCCCATAGAATCTGAGCATAATACTCTTTGAGACGTTCATCCTCTATTTCCACCTTTTCTTCAAGGGCTTTCTCTACAGCCGCAGCTCTTTCTAGAAGTTTAAGAGCACGAGATTTATCTTCAGGCGTCTTGCGAAAATGCTGGCGGAGTTTAAGAATAACATTTCGGCGTTTTTCAAGAAGATTTACATCTTCTGTTGCGCCTTTGAAATAATCTATTAGTTTGGTCGTACCCCATTGAGTTTTCGGAGAAATATCAGCGGCTAGTTCCTTGAAATTAATGTCGGCTTCTACATATTTGCCAAGGAGCATTCTCTGCTTCTTTCTGTGTTATGTATTGCGGGCTTTTTCCGCGTGTCTAATTGTGATGGCTTTAGCCATCGCACAATATAGTCTTAGGCTACTAAAAAATTTGAAATACAGCTGCTAAATATACGCAACGCAGTGAAAATGTCCACATTAGCAATGTCCTCAAATCATGGAACAGAATCCGGAAAAAACGGATATAAAAAAATGTCTGTAATTACTACTATGAGCATGAGTGGAAATGAAATTCCCGAAGCCCTCCTTCAAGTCCTCTCAATCCGGAGTAAACCTGGACTCGTTTGTCCGGAGGATATACGCAGTCGGATTGCACAAATCCGTTCGCGTGTAGAGTCGTTTAGGTCAAATGGAATTGTAAGGAAGGTGCCTGCCGATGGGTGGACGGAGTCATTTCCCTCATCGCACGGACGCGCACCTGTAAATAATGGAACAAATGCCTTTGGACGTCGGGGTGGTAATAATGGAGGACGTAATGATACGGGATTTTGGCGTGGAAACCAGGCTCAGCAAACTTCTCCTCAGACTTCTGCTTGGTCTACGGGTCGTCCTAAGTTTACCGCGGCCGCATTTGTTGCTGCTAATGCTCCTGTAGCACCTGTAGTACATGTAATAACGCATGTAGCACCATCTACAGTGACTCCTGTGCCCCAGCCTGTTCCGGTTGCGAATCGTTTTAAGCATCTTGATTCTGAAGAGACGGAAGATGTACCGCCTTCTCCCGTAACCAGTGGATATGTTAAGTTCAAGAGCAAGTTCAAGAAGGATGCTTCAACTGCGAATGAACTGGAAGACCGTCTTCTTGGTCATATTCGTGCTAAAATTAATAAGTTCTCAGCACAGAACTATAAGAAGATCTTGAACTTTCTCCGGCAAAATATGGATTCCGAGGAGAAGGTATTCCTAGAGCAGTTTATGTCTCTTATCTTTTCTAAGGCAGCTGAGGAAGACACCTTTGTAGCACTCTATGCTCAACTTCTAGCAGATCTAACTCCCGAATTTCCATTCCTCAAGGGAGAAATGCAGAAGTTGTTTACAAGCTACCTGGATGTCTTCACGGATGCTAAGGGACAGGAAGACCAGACATCGGCTGAGTACGGTAAGTTTCTGGATGCTAGCAAGAGAAAGACTCATCGTCGCGGTTACAGTCTCTTCATCGCGCAGATTGCTTCAAAGGGCCTAATTACGGAACAAGAACTGCTAGATACTACATTGGCTGTTGCTCGGTCTCTAATTACAAATTCCCTGGATTCCGAGCAGAAGCTGCTTGTTGAGGAGCTGGCAGATTGTTTGACCAATATCATGGGTGTGGCTCATAAATCTTTGAATGCGTTTGAAGAGATAAAGCCTGTTATGGCAGAACTTAAGAGTTTGACAGCGAAGGAACCAGCTGTTCTTCCCGGACTTTCGTTCAAATCCCGCTTTGCTCTGATGGATTGTCTTGGTCTTTAGAAATAATATCAATCTAAATAGTAGAAATGTCCGCTCCTAATACTTCTGTTGCTCCTGCTCCTGCTCCTGCTCCTAATGCTAAGGGAGGTTTGTTAGGTGGATTAACAAGTCTTTTTGGTGGAAAGGCGGCCAATGCTTCCGCCAATGTCAAGAATGCCGGTGCCAATGCCAACAAGAATTCCGGTGCTAATGCCAATGCCAACAAGAATTCCGGTGCCAATGCCAATGCCAATGCCAACAAGAATTCCCCACCTGCGCTTCAGCCGGTGGAGGTTGCCAAGAGCCTTAATGCGCCTGCCAAGACACGCCGCCGCCAGCGTGGTGGTGCTCGCGGTAAGACCATGCGTCTCCCCGGCACCCGCAATGTCCTCCGTGTCACGGGTAAGACGGTTGGCAAGATCCGCAATGTGGGCGTCTACGGCCTCAAGAAGGTCGGCAATGGCGTGCACATGGTCACGGGCCTCCTCGGCGCTGGCACAAAGTTGGTCGGCTCTGTCCTCCGCAAGGGTCGAAAGACGCTCAAGGGCCTCACAAAGAGACGCCAGCAGACGCGCAAGCAATAAAGAATAAAAAGAGTATAAGAAGCTTAATATCACAATTAATTCATTTTTTGTCAT